AGGGCTTCCCGATACAGGCGTACGTCACGGCTTCGGAGAGCGTGATCTGGGCACCGGTGACGACGTACGAGCCCAAGTCTTTCCCGTTGCCCCAGACCACGACGGTTTCGCCCTCGTGCGCCCCAAGCCCGGTGATCGTTGCCGTCGAGGCCCCGGTGTACTCGATACTCGCGTCGGTGAGTACGGTTGTCGCGGCACCGACGGCCTCGGAGTCTAGGGACCATTTTTCAAAATAGCGCTTCGTTGTTCCGTTGACGGTGCGGGCGACGGTGTATTGCACCACGTCCTCGCTATTGACCGAAGGAGTGATCACGACATCCTCAATGACCCCGTCGGTCTCGTACAGAACCCAGCAGGTGACCTTCTCGATCCGGTCGAACACCAGGATCGCGGCAGTACCATCCGCGCGGACACAGTGGATTCGGGTATCAGGCACCCGTTGTACGGCGATCCGGACAAAGCCCGTGGCGCCGATCTCGGGAACCACGGACGTCAAGTCGTTCGAGACATAGTTGTATGTGGCGCCGTCGAGTGAAATCTCATAAACCCGGGAGCCGTTGCGGTGGACATAAACCGCGCTGGCGTCCAGCTGCACCGCACGAATCGCCGCGGAGCCCAGCGTCCCAGCGGTCTTCAACGTGAACGCTGTCGGAGTCAGAGGCTCATCCAGCGAGCTGGCTTTGGCCACGAACTCTCGACCTTGCCCACCCACCAGCATCGAGCTGAGGGACACGAGCCAGTTGATCGTATCAACCGGGCCTGATCCGATCGTCCGGAATATCGGCCCAGAGTCGCCCTCGACGGTATCGTCGAAGCTATTGAACGCGTCCGAGACGGAGCCCGCGATCCGGTCTTTACCGGCCCACCAGAGGCGCCCGTCATGGAGCACAACCGCGGAAGGCCAACCACGGCGTGGAGACCACGCCCCTTCCCACCAGCTGGCGGTCAAGGAGGTGCTACCGAAGTCGCGGAGGACATCGAGGCTGACGTTTTTCGCGTTGGTGTATCCTGTAACGATACCGATCCCTTCGATCGTGCCTGAAGAGTAGATAAGGCTCGCGGCCACACTGCCCGAGGTGAAGGCGCCCGTACGGAAGCCGATCCGGTAGTAGATAACCTGGTTGGCTAGGGTATCGTCGTAGGTCGTGTTGGTCCCCGTCGTGTAGGTCGTGACGGTCGTCCAGTCGCCAGGCTCGGTAACGGAGCGCTGCAGGGTCAGGGTGCCGACCCATGTGCCCGTCAGGGTTATGGCAAAGCTTCGGCCAGCGCCAACACCCGTGACCCGGATGTACGAGGTATATGTGTCTTCGGCCACGAGAGTGGACAAGACGGTTTGCCCAGCCGACGCGAGCCGGAACAAGGAGCCGACGTTGCTGGCGGTAAAGAAGTCGCGCGAAGCGGTAAGTGTCGTCTGCCGGACAGCGCCGCCACACTCATTCGGATCGTGGTCAGATTCTCGGACAGAAAGGGGCCATCCTCGGCGAAATACGACACGACGGACCAAGACCGCGGAGCCTGCCTCTCGATCCGTTGTTGTCGGCTGCCGCCGTCCGCGGTGAACGTAACGTCCCCCGACTGGTCGGCACGGATGTCTGAGAGGTCGCTCTCCGCCCAAGGGGTGGTCAGCACCATGTCGCCAGGCATCGCGATCTGGCAGGAGTCGACAAGCACCGCGGTGGTGTCGTTCGCAGCCAAACGGACATAGACGCTCGCCGTGGTCGGAGTGAACGCGATAGAGTGCGCGCCTTCCCGGAGCTTCATCGCGGAAACGAGGGTCGTGCCGCCAAGCGCTGTTCCGATGCTCAGCTCCATGGTGCCTCGTTTGACGACGATCTCGAGGGCGTGCTCGACGCCCCGATCCGCCAGCGCGACGGTTACCTGCTGGTCACGGATCGCGTAGTTCAGCCCGGTACCGAGTAGCGACATCGCGACAGTAGCGCTCCATGTGGACGACGCCCCGGATTCGTCCGAGTCCGTCCAACCAGAAAGGTCGGTGATAAAGTCGCCATTCGTTACGAGGGTGTCCACATCCGGGCGCGAGATGATCACGTCGTTGATCGCGACACGCATCGCGTAGTCCGTCAGCTCAAGGACCGCGGTGTCCGAGATCGAGTAGACAAACGACAAATGCACTGCGGGCAGGTTGTTTCGTGTTTCGCGAATCAGCCGAGTGCCGTTGCGCAGGGACATCGATCCCAGAACGCGGGGCATCCAGTTGGTCTGTGTCTCCGCGGAGAGTGCCATCCGCTTCAGGTCGACGCGAGAGAGGGCGTGCCGAGACACGAGTCCTCGGTTAAAGGCGAGGAGAATCGGCCTGGAGTCCATATTACCCGATCAACCGGTTGCGACGCCCACGGTCGATACGGCTACCGCCGCGCCCCATTCGCGCGCGAACGAACGTGCCCGTCGGGAGGAACTTGGTCGGCCCCTCCATCGCGTCACTTGATCGGGCGTCGGTGAGCCGCATCTTCACGAGCGAATAAAGCGTCTTGCGATCACTCTCGCTCTGGTTCAGCGGCTTGATGATCCGGCTGGCCAAACAGGCGTGCACATACTGCACGAAGTCCGGAGGCCAGCGGGACAGATCGCCGCCGTAGTCGGTGTCGTTGCTGACGTAGGAGAGGTAGATCGGCTCCACGTCGCTGAAAATGTAGTCCTGCTCTGTGGCGTACGCCAAGAGGGGCTCGGTCATGAACTCGTCGGAGCAGAGCCCGACAGTCCGCACCAGATCGACCGGGATGTCGTAGGCCTTCGCGTACCCGAACGGGGGCTGCACTGTGGTCGAAGCCACCAGTTCCGCCGTTCGAGTTGCGAATTTCCACTGACCTTGCCCGAGGACGTAATCCACAAAATCGGCGTCCCAGGCCTGGTCAAGCAGGCGACGAGGCTGCCCTACTTCACTGAGGTCCGCGAGGGAACGCTCCCCGCATTCGAGAAGCGCGCCATTGTAGAGGCTCAGCTTAGTAGTCATTTACGCGAGACTCTGGTCAGTCACCCATTTCTCAGCATCTTCCTTGGCAACGCCATTTTCGAAGACGGCCTTTTTGTCGCTGATACGCACCACACTCCAGCCACGAGGGCCGCGGTGCTTCACCTCATATTGTTCCGTGCTGGGCTGCTCGCCGTTGAACTGGTAGAGCGCAAGCAAGGCAACCCTTGCGGAATTGCCGTCGGCGCTGCGGACGTACAGCTCAGCGAGCCACGTGCCGTCTGCGGGAGCGACCTCGATCCGCGCGCCAGGCTTGAGCTGCTTGGCGATGTGGGCGTAGTAGCCCGGGACGAGAACATCCTCGGGGGTGGTGCCGGGGTCAGGGGTAATGCGCCAGATGACGCGCGCATAATCCGCTTGGGTAACCCCATTCTGCAAGATTGCTTTTGGCATAACGACTCCAAGAGTTGAGGAAAACCCTCACCCGGTACGTATCCGAGTGAGGGTTTGGGTAAAGCTTAATCGCCCGACGTGCCGCCGGTCCCGATCACGACGCCAACGCTGACGTTTGCGGCGCCAGGGTAGGTCGAGGAGACCGAGTTGACCACGTGACTGGAGACTACGACGGCCGCCGGTGTGGTGGTGTCGTAGTGCCACAGGATGTCGCCGACCTTCATGCCGCGCGAGCCCGCGTCGGTGAAGTAGTCAGCCGCGTCGATGTTGCCGAGTACGGTGGCTTCAGTGTAGCGCCAGATTTGCCCAGCACCCGTGAGCGGGGCGTTGGACACCAGCGAGAGATTTGCGCCATTGTATGCCATGATGTTTCCTTTCGTCAGACCCCGAGGTCGCCCCCGGGGCTAGTTAATTACTGCGCAGCGTAAGCCGAACCGTCGTGATTTATCACAACGACTCCAGAATTTTGGAGTAATTTTGACCCCATAAATGCCGTGGCACGTGCGAAGCTGTAATCCTGCTCTTCGTCGTAACCGACCGCCGACTGGATCGTGGTCATATCGCACGCGTGGCCGATGGCCGATTTGTGGTACATGATGCACTTCTCAGCTGCGGTGCCTTTGCCGGTCAGGTTCGGATGCACGATCCAGTTCACACCAGCCCAACGGAACATGGTCATGCCATTCTCGAAGGGTTTGTTGTTCACGTAGTCGACATT